CTCGCCACGTGGCACTGATGCGGTGCCGTAGTGCATTCCAATCATACCTTCACCTCAACCTGTTTCAGGAGGCCAGCAATATGCATCTGCCAGCGGTTCAGAGTCAGCTTGTCGCGTGGTGCCGATACCGACGTCAGCTGCCACTCGTTATCGTTGAGCTTTTTGGCGGTGTACTGCTTGCCGTTGTGGGTGACTGTCATCTCACACCACCTTGAATAAGAACCAGCCCATACCGCACACGATCATTCCCACAATGGTTATTGCGGAAGACATGCGTACATGGTCAATGGCTAGTTTTGAAAGTGGCTGGCGATGTTCTTTTTTCGTCAGCGAGTTGATTGCTATGCCGAGCAGAAACATCCCGACAAACCATAAGGCGTATATCTTTAAGCCAAACTCCAAGTCACTCATAAATCCTCTTGGCCTTATCGCGGCGAACGGAACGGTTAATACAAGACTTCAACGCATTTATTCAGTGTTTCAATGGGCGGTGGATGGCCGCCGGTTGTCATAACTAAGCCGCCTCGGTGAAGCGACTGAGGTATGGCCGATAAAAAACCCGCCGGAGCGGGTCTATTTGATGCGTCTTACTAACTGCCCTTGTACGTTCACGCCGTCACCTGGCTGCAGCCTCCATAGCTCACATAGCTGAGATTCAGTCCACTGACGGAAGTCGATTAGCTCCCGTAGAGAAATACCGATCTGGTGATTAATTTCGAATTCTGGCATCGCCTTACCCTCTGTCGTTACCCGCTGATGCGGGAGAAATGCTTTGGCGATTGGATGGCCGGCGCTGAACTACTCCCGGCATTGATGATTTCTCGCTAGGTAAACCTGCCTCTCACCACTTTGCGAACCGTGCCCAGGCAGCTTGAGCATCATCATCTTGACGTCTCAGCGCATCAGCCTGCGCATTCATCCAATCCCAAAACATTCCCTCTAATGGTCAGCGCCAACTCCCTGCCAGTGTTGCCCGTTCTCACGCCGTTCTCGCTCTCGCGCGGGGATACTCTCTCACCGACCGGATCGCACCCGGTGATACAGCACGTTTACGTGTAGGGGTCTTAGCAGGTCATTGACGCTGTAAATCTGCATGTTGTTAAAAAGCAGGCGACTTGCTGTCCGCCGCTGGCTAACTTCGCTCAGCTGTCGATGTTTCGTTTCGATGGATTAAAGATAACCTTAGTTATGAGTGATGGCAATAACCTAATTTATAATATCAATCACATAAGTTATAAATTAATGATAACTAAATGAATTTATTTTTGTAAATCATGAGTGCTATGCTTAAAAAAACAGCAGGAGGGATGTGCATGGTTCTGGATGAAGAGCGTATAAGCATGAAAATTCAGGCGATGGGGCGGGCGGTGATGGAATTGTCACTGGCTGAATTACCCATGACCCAGCAAAACATCATCGACAAGCTGAAGCAGTACCGGAAGGAAACAGGAAACGTGATAGGGAAGGGAGCTAACAGGGATGCTGCGGAGTTGGTGAGGAAGGGGCAATAAAAAAGCCCGCACGGGCGGGCAGGTAGTGTTGCGATAGTTATTATTATCAGCTTCAGGCTGGATAGTTATCGGCAGAATGGGGGATAGCTTTATGGGTGGGCAATAAAAAACCCGGCGCGGTGGCCGGGTTGAAGTGAACTTAGCTCGCGTTTTCGCAACCAGGAAGGCTACGGTCAATGACTAAGTTGCCTTCTACGCGTAGGCCTATTTTACCGAAGATAAACGCGTGGTTGAGCTGCGTTACCACAACATCGGTCAGACCAACAGCGCAGCGGTCTTTCTCGATCGCACGGTCTGCTGCGGTTTTGACGTTAGGAATGCCAGTAGGGAAGATGATTACTGGATAGCTGTCCTCAGCAGTAACTCGCTTACCTTTGTAGAACTTACCACCGTTGAGGTTGTAATTTTTGGTACTTGCCACGGTCAGATCGGCCACACGAACAGTACAGCCAGACAACAAAAGCGCTCCAAGCGCTAAAAGAACTACTTTTTTCATTTGATGTTTCCTTTGATTGCAATCGGAATCATCTTAACATCATGAATTTTCTGGTCAAATGAAAAACTGAGAGGTGTGGTGTGGTCAACAGGTTGTAGCTATTTTGCAACTATTTCCTTTCGATGAGCGATAAAAGTTCTGCTAGGTCTCCCATAGCCTCATCAAAACCTAAAATTTCATAGTCGCCATACTCATCAACCGTTATGCTGGCATGCAGGGATTTTTGATACTTATCGCACAATGTACGGATTGCCTTTCTATCTCTTTCATATGCAACATCTGCTAGGGTGTCAAAATCCTTCTGTGATATATCTACATGCTCACCAGATGGATAGATATTTTTCTCCATATGCCTCTGGTGTTCACGCAACTTATGGCGAATATTATCTGCAACTGCGTTAAATTCCTTACGGCGCTCACCTAAAATTGCGTATCTGTAACTTATGAATCCACTTGCAGGAATTGCAACAAATGATACTGTGGTTGCTATAATTGAAAGAATCCTGTCAATCGTCATGAGGTTTCCATATGGAGAGCGTAAGCACATTAACTTGGATTGCTCTCGGTTTGTCCTGCTCAAATCTTGCCGTGATACTCATCCAGCTTTGGTTTTTGAGGCGGATTTAGCCCATAATTTTCATCACCAAGCCGTCTCTTCAAGCCACTGCTACAGCTTGTTGTAAGCTATCGACTCATGGATCAGCGCTTTTCCCATGATATAGAGCTGGTCCTGATTCTCTTCTGTTACATACCAGTCTTTGTAAGCCGGGTTGTCTGAAAGCACGGCTAATTGAAGGCCCTGCATTTGCAGGCGCTTGACATGGAAGTGCTGCCCGAAGACAAATGCGTATACTCCGTCAACCTTGAAGTTCCTCACCGAAACGTCAAAGAACAGGCGATCTCCCGACTGAATCGTTGGGCACATGCTGTCACCGTCTACGGTCATCACCTTCACATCATTTTGAGTGCGGTTCCCGAAAAGAGATCTGGCATGCTCAGTTGTGAACTCAATAGCATGCAGGACCTCAACAAATTCAGAAATCATAAAAGACCCCGGACCAGCGCTTACTTTCAGGTCTAAAACATCAACCCGAAAGACATCAATTGTTTCCGAGACAGGTTGGGCCGCCGATGGCACATTACCATCAATCCGCATTTCCCCCACTCCAGAACTAAGCCATTCCGGCCTTACACCCAGAGCATGAGCTAGCTCGACCATCTTACGGCTGCCGCTCGTTTTACCTGACGTCATCTTTTGAATTGCAGGCTGGGATATACCGACTTTATCAGCCAACTGTCCTTGAGATATGTCAGCGGCCGACATAGCCGCGTTCAGTCGTTCTGCAAATGTTTTCATCTTATCAATATATAACCGAGGTTATGTAGAGTAAAATAACAAAGGTTATGGACAATACCCATAACTTGGGTTATCTTTTCATTAATCCAGTAATCGGATAGGTAAAATTCATGAACAAAGTTATTCAACGAGCTTTAGAAATCGTTGGCAGCCAGAAGCGACTCGCAGATATTTGCGGCGTTAGCCAGCCAGCGGTTCACAAGTGGCTTAACGGTGGTTCCGTATCTCCGGAAAAAGTAACAGCCATCGTAAACGCTACTGGTGGCGAGATTAAGGCACACGAAATTCGACCTGATCTTCCCGACCTGTTTCCACACCCAGAGAACCATGCCGCTTAACGGCGGCCCTAACCACGAAAGGGAAAGCAATGCATTCACTTGCGTATCAACAAGGTAACAAATTTTCGCCAACGGCGATGATTTACCAGAATCGCCGGGAACCTGATTCCAGGGCGTTAAACATCGATGGGATCCGCGCAGCTGTTCGCGCCTGGGCAGCTGATTGCCGCAGCCGTGAATTTGTTGCGGCGCTGATTGTGGAAGAGTGGCGGGCTACCGGCGGGACCGGTTTGGATATCCCGACTGACTCGCACCGACAGATGCAGAAGGTGTTCCGCTGGATCGACGGCGATACCGAATATGCCTCCAACAACATTCGCCAGCTGGCGCCGGCAATCATGTCCGTCCTGCCGCTGGAGTATCGAAACCGCCTGGCGCCGCAGAACGACACGATGTCTCTGATCGCCTCTGCGATGAAAGAGTGTGCTGAAGCTAAACAGGCTGTACTGCTGGACGCTCCAGAGCATCAGAAGCTGAAAGAGGTAAGCGAGGGTATAGCGTCGCTGTTCCGCCTCATGCCGGAGCAGGTAGGGCCATTGATGACGATGGTAACTTCGATGCTGGGGGTTATGTGAGAACTACAGAAATGGCGAAAGCCGCGGTGCTCGAACACCAACGGCTTTCTGGTGCAACAAACGTCAGTCAATTGCGAGGTCATTATGACAAACGCTAATCCAAAACGCCAGGCGCAGGAGGCTTAACTGTGTCGAACGTCGCTTACGCAAATTTCGCGGCGCATTCCGCCGCCAGGAGCAACCGGATGGAGAACCAGAAAACCGGATTCATCCCGTTGTACCGGAGTGTTCTTAAGCAAACCTGGTCGAAGGACGTCTTCCTGCGCACGCTGTGGGAAAACCTGCTGCTGTGTGCTGCTCGCCAGCCATACACGGCAAACTTCAAGGGGCGCCAATGGCCGCTACAAACCGGACAACTGGTAACAACTTCTGCCGATCTCGGGCTGAACTTATGCGACAGGGAAGGGAAGCCATGCAGTCGCCACGCCGTCGACAGGATGCTTGATGTTTTCGAGCGTGAAGGAATGATTTCCCGCTCCGGAGAGAAGCGAAAAGGCTCTGTGATAACAATCACAAATTACGCCGAGTATGCTCAAAAAATGGACGATTTACCCGCGCGTTTTACCGCGCATGTATCCGAGCTTAATGCCGAGCATGGCGAAGCCAGTGCTGGCGCTGCTTCGGAAGATGATGCCGCGCATAACGACGCGCATTTACCCGAGCGTTTCACCGAGAATCATGAACAACAATGTAATAACAACAATAAAAACATTAAAAGATCTTCGTCCGAGAATTCTGACGAATCCTCTGACGCACGTCTGAAGAAATTTTTATCAGCTCATCCAGAAGCTGCGATCTACACACCATCCGGTGCGAAGTGGGGATCGGCTGAAGACCTAAAAACCGCCCAGTGGATTTCCACCAGGGTGAAGCTGATTAACCCAACCTGCAAAGCCCCGGACATGACCTCCTGGTCTAACACTGTTCGCCTGATGCGCCAGATAGACAACCGGTCGCACCAGGACATCTGCACGCTGTATGACTGGGCAAGCAAGCACCACTTCTGGCAGACCAACATCCTGAGCCCGGAAAGCCTGCGCAAGCAGTGGGACAAACTGACGATGCAGCGCAACGCAGGAGGTGAGCAGCGTGCCGCCAAGCCGGATCTTGACTTCAACAACACTGACTGGGCCTACGGGGTGATCCGATGAAATCTCTTGCAGAGCAGATGCGTAACCACGACCGCGAGCAGATGAGCCGTATGGCCCATAACCTGCCAGAGCAGCACCAGGAGCGTGCGCCGGTCGAGCAGGTGGCGCAGGTATTCAACAAGCTGTTCAACGAGCTGCGTGCCGCGTTCCCGGCCAGCATGGCGAACTTCCGCGAACAGCGTGACTTGGACGAATTTCGCCGTCAGTGGCTGCTGGCGTTTCAGGAGAACGGGATCCACTCAATGGCGCAAGTCGATGCAGGTATGCGCATTGCCCGCCGCCAGGAGCGCCCATTCCTGCCGTCGCCGGGCCAGTTCGTCGCCTGGTGCAAACAGAGTGGCGGGTCGCTGGGCATAACCGTTGACCAGGTGATCGCCGAATACTGGGACTGGCGTAACCGTTCGTTCGAATTCACCTCCAGCGAACAATTCCCCTGGTCGCAGCCGGTCATGTACCACATCTGCGTTGAACTGCGCCACCGCAGCACAGAGCGACAGTTAACGCATGGTGAGCTTGCGCGCGAAGCAGGCGACCTGCTGGACATGTGGGAGAAGCGAGTCATGGAGGGTAAGCCAGTGCCGCCGGTACGCCGGGCAATTGCAGCTCCCGCTGCTGAACACGGGCCGACGCCGATCCAGTTACTCCTGGCGAAGTACAACCGCAACAAATCGAACGGGATGGTGTGACATGACCATAACAATCCGTGAGCAGGTGCTGGCAGCCCTGCGCAACAACCCAGGACTGAACAACGCCAAACTGGCAGCGCTTATCGTCATGGACACCAAAAAGATATCCGGGACGGTGAGCACGCTGCTGGCCGACGGCCTGATTAGCTGCGAAGGAAAATACGGCCAGCGCCTTTACAGCCTGACCAGTTACGGCATGCGCTTCGCCCCTGACACGATACCGGGCATGAAGCAGGGCAAGTCGAAGCTAATTCAGCGGACGGACACAAACGTGATCTGCCAGGAGTGCCGCAACAGCGCGGCGATGAGAAGGGTATTGATGGTTTGGGAGAGGGCAGGGGTATGAAAATTTTAAAACTGAGTCAGCAGGCAACAGTTTCTCGTCCGGTCGATTCGATTATCGGTTGGGAAGAGAAAACAATCTACGAGCCAGTTTTTGTTGTGGCTGAGCATATTGAGTCGTTTTTGTTTGCTGGAGTAAGCCACATCAAAATGACCTCGGGCGAAAAGATAGTTGTACGAGAAACACCTGAAGAAATTCTCGCGCTGCTTGGCGTCGGTGTTCAAACGGATAGCCTGAAAACATGGGGTGAAATTGCGCAGAAGGAGGCCGCCCAGTGAGCAACATCGACAAACGCGCATTACGTGAAGCGGCTGAACGTGCAGGACAAAATGACTGGGAGTACGTCTACACCAGCGACCTCAGCGCCCCAGGGCGGGGATATATCACAGTAGGCGGAGCAGAGGCTATCTACTGTCTGAATAAAGCCGCAGGGGGAGTGAAACAGTCTGAAAACGTATTGAGATATATCGCTGCAGCTAGCCCGGAAACAATGCTGGCGCTGCTGAATGAGATTGCTGAACTTGAGCAACGACATTGCGGAACAGCATTGCTTGAGCGAGAAGAAATGCACACCAAAACTCTGGGTAGGATGTTGGATGAGCTGGATGCCAAAGACAGGCGGATTGCTGAGCTGGAGTTGAAACTAGAAGCCGCAGAGAAGCGTATTGCTGAGCTGCGTGAGCTACTGCAATGGGCGCATGACACCCTGCTAGAAATAAATCCGAACAACTACACGCACGACGATGTTTGCGAAATCAACAGTGCGTCAGTGGAAGTCATTCTCGGCATCGCGCCAGTTTTAGGTGAGACGCACGGAAAATCAGAAGAGTGGTGGGCTGCGCGAGCCGCTGGCACCGCTAAGGGAGAGTGAGCATGAAAATGGGCGAACATATGGAGCCAGTTATTGAGCTCCTCGAAGAACTGAACGGTAACGATACAGACGCAAAGCTAAAACTCCTTGCTCTGGTTATCTCTGAATACATGCTTAACGCTGATGTAACGGGCTTTGAAGTATCTGCTGGAGTAATGAAAGTGTCCGTTGATATCAGTGTGGATGGCTAACCCATGACATTCACCAAAGAGAGACTGACGGAATTATCCAGACGTGAAAATGTCGGGGCTATTATCGGAGAAGAAATTGCAGAGCTGGCGCGTATTGCGCTGGCATCGCTCGAAGCGGAGGCTGTGTGCGTAATCGACCAGTCCAATCTTGATTATCTCAAATCTGGCTCTGATGCAGACGTATGGCCTGCGTCCAGAGCAGAGATGGGTGATGTTCTTCTGTATCGCTCTGCCACGCCAGCGCCGGTATCTGTGCCTGATGAAGTTACTGCCGAAGACTGTCCAGCATTCGTAAAGTATGACGTTACTGACGTTGATGAAGCATGGGCTCGCGGATTTAACGCCTGCCGCGCCGCCATGCTTCAGGGTGCCGATGGCAACTCTCCGGTGATTCCGGATGGATGGAAACTTGTTCCGATTGACCCAACAAAAGATATGTTGCGTGCTGGACAATCGGTGGTTGGGTTCTGGCTGAATACAGTGCATTGCTACTCGAAAATGCTCGCCGCCGCACCAGCAGCGCCGCAGCAGGAGGTTACTCAGGCGCTTGCCAAAGGCATGGAACGTTATGGCGATGCCATGCGGGAGCTGGCGAAGAAGGAGGAGAAGTGATGGAAATCATCCAGGGTACATGCAGCTGCGGCGAGCCAATCAGCATCGAGTTAAACGCCAATCCGAAGTCATGCGGACGCACCGACAGGAAGAGGCCGTTTTATCCGGATGAGAATGTAGAGCCCGAGGTGATAGGTCAGTTTATTTATTCGCAGGATGGTGTAACGGTTTTTCGGTGCAGGAAGTGCTCCGGTTGGATTGCTGACACCGTTCCTGAAGCTGCGCTAAAGGTGCCGGATGCCTAACCCATCCGACGCATAAGAAACAGGCCTTTTCGGAGGCCTTTTTCTCGCGTTGATTTTGTTGAATCAACCGTCCATAATCATGTCATCGGAGCCTGAACAACTCCGGTGACTTCTGCGCATTTAAGGGGACTTAAATGCGACCACAATCTGAACTCCTCACCTCATCACAGATGCAGAAATGCACCTGCGATTTTCTGCATTCTGCGGTTTCCGTCAAGGAGGCCGTATGACTCTGCCAGTAGACGGTATCAAACTCCATCGTGGCAACTTCGCCGCCATCGGCCAGCAGATTCAGCCATTGTTGGATGCAGGGCAATGTTTCCGCCTGCAAGTCAAACCATGGCGCGAGAAGCGCAGCCTGTCTCAAAATTCACTTCTTCATATGTGGCTGGCTGAAATCAGTGAATACCTGATTAAATCCGGGCGCACTGACGCTACCCCAGAGTGGGTTAAGCGCAACCTCAAAAAGACCTATCTCGGCTGCGAAGAGGTGACTTATACCGACTTCATCACCGGTGAGAAGACCACCACCTGGGAGCCGCGCCACACCGCAGACCTCGACACCGGGGAAATGCATATCTTCCTGGTGAAGGTTGAAATGTGGTGCGCTCAGTTTGGCCTGGCGCTGACTATCCCGACCGGCTGCGAATACCAGCAGCTACGCGATAAGCAGGAGGCCTGATGTCTACTCCACTTTCCCGCGTCATCACCAACGAAATCTTCCGCGTTCCGGCGCGCCGCCAGCGCAAGACCGTGGTTAAGCCGTCCGACATCCCGACACTGAAAGGCTACACCGCCAGCCTGGTGGATCAGAAATGGCTGCGTCTCGCGGCGAGGAGAAAATCTGCATGAGCATGTATCAACGCATTAATGGCGCTGAATGGCGCAATATTTTCGTCGTCGGCGATCTGCATGGGTGCTACACGCTGCTGATGAATGAGCTCGAAAAAGTTTCGTTCGACCCTGCGTGTGATTTGCTGATTTCGGTTGGAGACCTTGTTGACCGCGGCGCGGAAAACGTCGAGTGCCTGGAGCTGATTACTATGCCGTGGTTCCGGGCTGTGCGCGGAAACCATGAGCAGATGATGATTGATGGCCTGTCAGAGCATGGAAATGTTAATCACTGGGTGGCAAACGGCGGTGGGTGGTTCTTCTATCTGGACTACGACAAAGAGATTCTGGCTAAAGCGCTGGCTCACAAAGTCACTGAGTTGCCGCTGATCATCGAGCTGTTTACCGCTGAGCGTAAAATCGTTATCTGCCACGCTGACTACCCGCATAACGAATATGCGTTCGATAAGCCAATACCCGAAGAAATGGTGATCTGGAATCGTGAGCGGGTTAGCGACGCTCTGGACGGCATTGTATCGCCGATAGCCGGTGCTGATCTGTTTATCTTCGGCCACACCCCAGCGCGCCAGCCCCTGAAGTATGCCAACCAGATGTACATCGATACCGGTGCCGTGTTCTGCGGAAACCTCACACTGGTACAGGTTCAAGGTGGTTCCCATGTGTAAACCATCCCGCCGCAAGTGCAAAGTATGCGGTGAATACTTCGTGCCGAAATTCCACGACATCCGGATCCGCTGGTGCTGCCCGGAACACGGCGCAATCCTCGCAATGCAAGAACGTGAAAAGGAGAAGGTGAAAGCCGCCGCTAAGCGCATCAAGGAGCAGAAAGAGGCAGAGAAGGCCGGACGCAAACGCCGTAAGGCCAAGCGTGAGTCACTCAAGTCTAAATCTCAGTGGGATAAAGAGGCTCAATCAGCTTTCAATCGCTACATCCGGATCCGCGATGAAGGTAAGCCATGTGTCAGTTGCGGCAATCCACTTATGGGAAAAAGCAATTACCTGACTGGCAGCGCCATTGACGCCAGCCATTACCGTTCACGCGGCGCTGCCTCACACCTCAAATTCAACGTGTTTAACGTCCACTCCGCTTGCACCCGCTGTAACCGACAGTTGAGCGGTAATGCTGTCGAGTACCGGATCCGCCTGGTTAATCGCATTGGCCTTGAGCGCGTAGAGCGGCTCGAAGCTGACAATGCCCCACGCCGGTTTGACGTTACCTACCTGAAGCGGGTGAAAGCAATTTTTTCCCGCAGGGCCAGTGCACTGATGAAGCGCCGTCAAAAATTACAGGAGAGTGCAGCATGAAATGCAAAGTTGAAGGTTGTGATCGTGAATGCAAACACTACCCAGGGAAGGGTATCTGTCAAATGCACTACTTCCGAATGATGCGCTACGGGACCTACGAACTCACAAAAAACGGTAAAGGGAAATTCAGGCATAAAAATGCGAAAGGATATCAAATGCTCAAAATTCCTGATCACCCACTATCAATGGCGAATGGTTGCGTATATGAGCACCGAAAAGTTGTTTACGACCGTTATGGAGAAACACTTCCACCATGCGAAAAATGCGGCAAGGAGGTCACATGGAAAACCGCGCATATTGATCACATTGATGAGGTTGTTGATAACAATGCGGACTCAAATCTTAGGGTGCTGTGCAGGGCGTGTAATGTCATGCGATCTCGAGTGCATATCCCTGAGCACACAAAAAAAGGACGCACAGCCATAACTTTTAATGGCGAAACGAAAACCGCCACAGAATGGTCAAGGGATCCTCGCGTTTCAGTATCAGAAACATCCATCAAGCGTCGACTAAAAAATGGAATGAATGTAGAGGATGCGCTTTTTTCTCCCAAAGTAACCCACAGGCATACCAGGCCAAGAGGAAGAGCACCTCTGTATGGTGAATATCGCGGACCAAAGCAGAAGGAGTCCGCATGAACCACGCCGACCTCCTCCAGTACCAGGCAGAAAGCGTTAAGCGCGCCAACCTGCCGCCAGTAGCAAAGCACAGCCAGACCAAAACCAACCAGCCACAGAAGGAAGCCGCATAATGAACCTCGAATCAATCGCTAAATACTTTGCGCCTAAATCACCGATGTTCAGTGACTCTCCTCGCGCAACCGCATCAGACAGTCTCACCGGCACTGACGTTATGGCGGCGCTTGGCCTTGCTGGCCACAAGTGCGGGTTTGGTTTCGATCTTTACCTCTCGAAAATCGGCATTAGCAGCCCAGATATAGCACTGGAGAGACTCTATGAGCAGGCACGTAAGTTATCAGGTAAATTCAGAGCACTGTCTGAACTCGATGAATCAGCTCGGTCAGGCGTGCTTAAGGTTCTCTGCGCTTTTGCATACCAGGATTATTCAAGAAGTGCTGCCAGCACTCGAAAATGTGATTGCTGTGATGGTGGCGGATTTACAGAGGCGCAAGTGTTTACCAACAAGGTCTCATACCCATGGGGGAAACCGCCTTACTGGTCGAAAATGTCGCGTGCCGTTCGCCCAAGCGACTGGGAGAGCTGGACACAGGCGCGTGAGGTGGTGCGAGTTAAATGCAAGCCGTGTAACGGAAAAGGCGTTATCAGCAATTCGTGTCGCTGCCATGGCAAAGGTAAGGTGCTGGACAAGGCAGAAAGCGATCGCCAGGGCGTTCCGGTGATGAAAGCCTGTGACCGCTGCGGTGGAAGAGGTTACGCCAGACTGAAGTTCTCAACGGTGATAGAGGGAATTAATACTGTTGCGGAGATAAAGAAAACGGCGGCTTATGACCAACTTCAGCCGCTCTTTGAGGAACTTGTCGCCGAATGCCATAAGCAGGAGTCTATGGCTGATGCCATTCTCTCAAAAGTAACGAGATGAAAATAATTTTCTCTGATATTGAAAATATATAGGAAATAGGTATTGCATTTCGCGGAAAAACTGGATAGATTCATCTCTAACGCTGGGAATCCGTTCAGTCGTTCCGAAGCCAAAAAAATTCAAGCCCGAGGTTAGCGCCTTGGGCTTTTTTATTTGCGGTACGCCGCACACCGAACCCACTACCTGGGACCCTTCGGCCAGAGAGCCGGCATTGCCTTACCCTCATCTTCCTGGCTATTCGCCAGGTTTTTTATTCCAGGCTCCGGGAACCATCATCGACACGCCTACTTGTTAAATCGTCCCGAGGGCCTGATCCCTTACTACAAACAGCACCCCGTTCTTTCGGAGGTGATATGGCTAAACGTATGCAAGATAAAGAAAGCATTGCCGGAGTGTCATGGCTGATTGTCCTTGCTCTGTCATGCTGGGGCGGCCTGGTCCGATACCTTATTGACGTGAAGCAGAACAAAGCCGCCTGGAGCTGGGTCAATGCGCTGGCGCAAATTGCAGTGTCCGGCTTTACCGGTCTTATTGGTGGCCTAATCAGCGTTGAAAGCGGGCTTAGCCTTTACATGATCCTGGTTACTTCTGGTATCAGCGGGGCGATGGGGTCCGTGGCACTGACGTACTTCTGGGAACGTCTGACGGGGATGAAGAATGCAAACCAGTGATAAAGGCATTGCCCTGATCAAGCAGTTCGAAGGCTGCAAGCTCACCGCGTATCAGGACAGCGTCGGAGTGTGGACGATCGGCTATGGCTGGACCAAGCCTGTCGACGGCAAACCGATCCGAGCCGGGATGACGATTAAGCAGGAAACTGCAGAACGCCTGCTGAAGACCGGGCTGGTCAGCTATGAAAACGACGTGTCCCGCCTGGTCAAAGTTGACCTGACTCAGGGGCAATTCGATGCTCTGGTGTCGTTCACTTACAACCTCGGCGCCCGGTCACTGTCGACATCGACCCTTCTGCGAAAACTCAACGCCGGTGATTACGCTGGCGCTGCCGATGAGTTCCTGCGCTGGAATAAAGCTGGTGGTAAAGTCCTGAATGGGCTCACCCGTCGCCGGGAGGCAGAGCGGGCTCTGTTCCTGTCATGATTGGCGATATGGTCAAACGTTACTGGTTGCAGCTGCTGGTGGTGGCGTTAATCGGCGTGCTGGCGTTCTTCGTAAACCGGTACCGCGACAACGCCATCACCTACAAAGACCAGCGCGACAAAGCCACCAAGAGTCTCCGCCTGGCGAACGCCACCATCAAAGACATGCAGGTGCGTCAGCGCGATGTTGCTGCGCTGGATGCCAAATACACGAAGGAATTGTCCGATGCGAAAAAAACCATTAACGATTTGCGTCGGGATGTCGATTCTGGCGCTAAACGGCTGCGCATCGCCGCAACCTGCCCTGGAGTGCCAAAAGCCACCTCCTCCACCGGCGTGGATGATGCAGGAGCCCCCGAACTTACTCCAGACGCTCGACGGAATTATTTCGATCACCGGGACGGAATCGCAACCGCTGACAAGATGATTCGCGGCATGCAGGACTACATCAAAGAGCAGTGTCTTAAATGATTCGTTACCCAAATAACAGAGCCTGACTTCGGTCGGGCTTTT